TAGTAAAAAATTCAGACAAATTTTTTCAAATAGGAGGCTTTTGAGCCCAGCAAAACAAGAGGACTTAATGGCGTCTCGTGTTACTCTGATAAGATGTCGCGGCCTTTTGTCAGCGTAATTTGTCCAACATATAATCGTCGGCGATTCATTCCACATATGATTGCCTGCTTTCTAGCACAGACTTACCCTCAGAATCGGATGGAACTTGTAATTCTTGATGATGGCTCCGATAAGATTAAGGACATTGTAGATGCTTCTGGTTTAACAAATATTGTGTATCTAGCAGAAGATGAAAAGATGAATATTGGAATGAAGCGGAATAAATTAAATGCTGCTGCGAAGGGCGATATTATTGTCTGTATGGACGACGATGATTATTATTCTGAAGAACGTGTTGCTCATTGTGTGAAGAAACTCATGTCTAATCCGGCGTACCTAGTTTGTGGCTCTTCACAGATTTTCATGTATTACACCGACATTCAGAAGATTTATCAGTTTGGCCCCTATGCTCCCAATCACGCAACTAACGGGACATTTGCCTATAAACGGAAGTTTTTGGAGAATCATAAGTATGATGAAACAGTGACTCATGCAGAAGAAACATCATTCCTAAATGGATATAAGGAGCCACTTATGCAGCTTGACCCTTTCAAAGTTATGCTTGTAATGGCACATTCAGAGAATACCTTTGATAAGAAGAAGATGCGGGAAACTCCCAATCCTTTTGTGAAGCCAACGAATTATAAGATAAAGGATTTTATCAAAAAGCAGCCTGAGCTGCGTGCTTTTTATGAGACCGCTTAGCCAAGAATTGATTCAAGTGTAATTGGAATAGGGTCTAAATCTTTAGGATGCGGCTTTTGCTTGAGCCATGTCATTTGTTTTATAACACCTTCATCGGGCGTCCAAAGTGTAGGAATATATCCATTGCGTCCGAAGAAATAATTGGAAATTGACCACTCATAAGATTCACGGATTGAAATAGGAAAAAGTGTGTATTTATGAGGTGCTGCTGAATTATTTACTAAACCAATAAATACATAATATGGAATAATAAAAATGAAACAGAGGGATGCATAAAGACCAAGGATAATCCGCATCATGGGAGGTTTATAGATAAAATCGTTCATGATGAGACTGGGTGATAAAGCCATAAACCCTAGTAGAAGTACAACACCAAAAGATGCTCCAACATAGAGTCCCAGTTTCTTAGCAAAACGTTCGGGTTCAAAAGTGGAACGATCCTCATCACTCTTACTGGGCCCTTTTGCTACCGGTGCACTAAAATCAAAGAGGGGCTTTGATAGTCTTAAAGAAACTTTAAGAAGAGAAATAGTTTCTAGAAAAAAATCGGGCTTAACTAGCCATAGGTTGAGTGAAGCAACTGGACTTTTAGAACCATAATTATCATTTATGAATTTTGTAATTATATCATCTTTAATTTCCTTAATTTCCATTTTTGAGTACACTTCTTGATAAAATTTCATAAGGACACTAAACAAGAAATTACCATTTGGACCCATCTTTGTGATGTATGTATCTCCTGCTTTTTTATAGGCATCTGACATAGCGGGGAAAAGTTTAGCATTCAATACATCTGCTGTTTTAAAATCATCTATTGTTAATCCTAATGCTTCTATAAACTTAAGTCCCTCCAAATCTTTAGGAATTGGTTGCTGATCTGACATTCCCCTAATTATATAGCTATTTAATAGGAATGGCAACGAGACGAACACGAAAACAAACAAGAAAACAAAGGATAAGCGATTATATTGTAGCAATTCCCTCCTATAAGCGCGCTGAAACTCTGCGGGATAAAACACTGAAAGTCTTGCAAGAACATAAGATTCCAGCAGAGAAGATTCATGTATTTGTTGCCACTCCAGAAGAGAAGGAACGCTATGCTGCGACTTTGGAGGCGGGAACCTACGGGAAGTTAATCGTGGCTATCCCGGGAATGGCAGCAGTACGGAATTTTATAACGGGCCATTATCCTGTAGGCCAACAAATTGTCAATATGGACGATGATATTAGCGGATTCTTGGAGTTTTCTGAGACTGCTCGGCGTCATGAAATGCCCCTCCGGAACTTGGACAGATTTATACGTGAAGCCTTTGCTGAGAGTAAAAAGACGGGTTTTCGTCTGTGGGGAATCTATCCTGTGCCAAATGGATTTTTCATGCGTGCTGGAACACCAACGACTGATTTGAAATATATAATTGGAGCTTTCTGGGGAATTACAAACCCAGGTATTGATGTTCTACGTGTAACAATTGATGACAAGGAGGACTATTTGCGTTCACTAATTATGTATGTTGCGGATGGCGGTGTACTCCGTTTCCGTACTGTGGCTCCCAAGACGGCTTATTATAAGGAAGCAGGAGGTATGCAGGAAGAACGTACCATGAACCGGGTTACAAAATCAGCAGAGGCTTTACATCGGGCTTTTCCCAATTTAACAAAATTAAATGCAACAAAGAAGTCGGGGTACTTAGAACTCCGGCTGCGTGATGCTCGTGCTGAGGGGGAGAAGAAATTTGGCTTGGAGGCCTTGCGTTCGTACAAGCTTCCCAGCGTTTAGATAGCAAACTGTAGTGACCCCATACCCGTCGTGATAATCAAAAAGTTTACGCTTTCCACATAAACTGTGAAATCGTAATCATATTCCGGTTCGGGAGGTAAAGGATAAGGATTAACTTCCAATTGGAAGTTGTTAATAACTGAGACATTTAGGGAGCCAGACGGCTGGAGTAGGTCTGACCCTTTAGTCGCAAAACTATATACATAAAGTGGACCCATAGAATCTTTTCCTACCGTTCCAGTGATAGCCCCAATTAAGTTATCGTATGGCTGCTGGAGACTAAAGTATTCCGCCGGTTTTTCTTCAAAGATTTCGTTACCCATACACATGATTCTAGCAGATTGTAGAATTTCTCGCTGTGTTCCCGGTGTGATAATCCCCGAGCTTCCAGCAATATTATTATGTGTAGAATCAACACCCACACGAACAGGCCGCACATCGGCATATTTCCAGTTGGTACAATTCAGATAATCATTACGATATACAATTGCATCACTCCGTCTAGCAAACCATACCATACGGCGAATCATATTATGTGCGTCCAAATCAAACTTTGTGCGGCTGTTGATAGCTTGATAATTGAATCCTTGAATTTGTGTAGTGATATATTGGAGTGGTTTAGCAGACATAAACTTACGTTCATCATCTGCTAGATAGACAAAACTTACCTGCAGAGTTGGTTGTAGATTAAAATATTCGGTTGATGGCACAGTCATTCCAGCATCCACATAAAAGTTCTGCGGAGTTCCATTCGGATCATCAGAAGAATTATACAGAGCATTGAATATGTCACTTGCTCCCGTTGCTACATTTCGATATCCATAACGGACACGGAAACCCAACAAATCCGTTACAGTATACAAGTTGCGTAGTGGTTGGAATGTAACTTGAATTTCTACTTCGTGATACTGGAGTGCGATTAAAGGAAGTGAATTACCCAGTCCTTCATTGAACCAAAATGGTAGCGGAATGAGCAGATAACGACCGGGAATACTAGGATTATTTGCTTGTACTGAACCTTCGGCTCCAGTTGGCTTAACATTAGGATACCCACCCGTTGTAGCAGCATACATACCTTGAGATGGCTCGTTCATTTCCGGTACATCTCCCACTAGAACACGCCATTTACTGTAGTGGTCCGTATTATAATCTAACTGAGCACGAATCGCCAACCATTCACCGGTAAATTCTTGTATTTTATTACCGCCAATAAAGATTGCCACTGATTGAATGAGTTGTGCACCCAGTTGATGAATCCACTTAAATTCATGTGCAGGACGTGCGTCAACTATTTTACTATAAATATCGGGAATACGGACACGCAGTGAAATACCGCGAACTAGGTCAGCAAATCGCTGAACTTTAGTACGAACACGAATAGGCATATCCAAATTTAACTCTTGCGGACCTTCAAGTGGAATCGTAATATTCTCTTCACTAAAGTGGGAATGACGCTTAAACGTCTTATAAAAATATGTAATCTGCGGATTACCATTTATAACAATATTTTGCTTGCCAAATGAAACTAAAGGTATTAACCCACCGGGCATCTCTGTTTTATCTGTAAGGAATATATGGAAGTTCTTAAACTATGAATCTTATAGATTCAGGGTTTGGAAATTTCTGCTTTACTATTTTACTGCTGTTGGTAGCTCTGTACCCACCAGGCGTCTGCCATGTAGGGAGGAACCTGGTTTTGAGCACTGACAATCTTGCTGGAAGGTCCCTGTCTGTATAATGAGTCAATCTCAGCATATGATAACGCATAAGCATAGTAGTTGAAGCGGCTGAGCATGCCATCTGCCTTTCCAATAACAGAGTACCGCTGGTCAGGGGTAACATCAATACGGGTATCTTCATTGGCAATATTCTGGAAAGCATAGACATCGCCAAAGTTGAGTTTTGGTACAGATGATAGAGTCATACGCTGGATGACGTTACCGTTGATGAAAACATCTACGCTACGGCCCTTGCAACAGATGACTAAGTGAAACCACTTCTCTACCGGAATGTTAGGAATATCAACAAAATTGTCCCACTTATCAGCAGAGCCCATGTATACGCGTATAGTATTCTTATCACTCAATGTAAATACACCAGGGGAAACAAGAGGGTATGCATCAGGGGGCGGTGACCCCTTGTGGAAAACGTGGCGAAGACTGTTCTGCTCTTTACTAAAGTTTGAGTTGCGGAAATTGAGGAAGACAGAATATGTAAATTCAGTACCATTTATTTCATTTCTGCTCAAATAACACGTCTTAGATGAATCTAAGTTCGGCTCCTGTGTATATGTATCCGCAGATGTCGATGTATCAGGCTGTAAGACCGTATTCATTTCCATAAATGTCATGTAAAGTATTCCAGCATTGTTGAGGATGGAAAGAAATACATATACAAAAAGGACTACAATAACAGCCTGTAGAACTTGATCAACGGTGCCTGTTCCAGCAATATTGGGCATTATAGCATCCATATCTCTTCTCTATCTTAGGAGTAATAATTTCAGACAGTATAACTGTGCGAAATTAAGTGATTAATTCATTAATATCTAATACTTAGTTTCCACCCATAGCCGCATTCGGGTTAGCCAAGATACTACCCATCGTGCCTCCTGTTGTTAAGCCAGCTGAATCCAGGGCATTGGCGACAGTACCAGGAACATTCACATTCTGTGTGTTGCTGCATGAGGCCTGCGGTGCTGTTACCTTGTACGCACTGTAGGTCAGATTGATTCCAAAGAGGGCCAGGAATCTATCTACCAAAGTATTGCTCTTCAGGGTCGGGCCGGCCTGGTAGAGGGCATAGGCACGGTCAGGCGTGATGGCGTAGCTGAAAAGCTGGACCTTGCTCAAAGCACCGCCGAATCCACCAAACTGGCACGCATCCACCGTGATACCGGCAGAACCTACCGCCTTAGGGAACTGGATAACGTTATCCAGCATACAGCTGCGGCTCAGCTTACCGTCCAGATATACGTCACAAACACGGCCATTTACGACAACGTTTACGTGAACCCACCGCTGGAGGTCAAATTCAGGTAAGTCGCATACCGGGTAATTTACGGTGTTCATGAAATCCTTCATGCCAGTATTCGCCGGGCCGAAGAGATTCGTGTAGGCCGTTAAGTCGGTGTACTCCGTGCCAGATGTGACAACCGCACTGGAAGCATTTGCTCCAACACCGCTGGGAGTATTCGCACCCGCCGTGCGTACGCGGATCATCAGCTTATTCTCAAGCGGGTAGATACCGCAGACAATGCTGTTGTAGTTCGCACCCGCTCCCTTGAGAGTGACAACGTGCTTCATGCGTCCAGAACGAACATCCCAGTCGCTGACGTACATCCACCATGCTAGAGTACATTCTCCACCTGTAAAGAGAAGGGGCAAGTTATCTTTGTCAGTATCAGTCGTCTTAGTTTGAGCAGTCGCACCATCGTTAAACTCTAAAACCAGAGCCTCACGCGGGTCCTTCTGCGGATAAACAAGGCGGTAGGCCGCATATACAATAACAAATGACACTAAAACGTAGATGACATTTGTTGTTAGACTTCCACCACCCGCACCGGCTAAGGCTGCTCTAGCATTGTTCATTCTCTAAATGTAGCAAATACAAAAAGCCGGAGGGAAGGATGCTTTACGCATATTCATATTTTACATATGTTTTGCAATCACCAGCGATTTCTTCACACCAGGGCATTCCAGGACATAAATTAAAAGAAGGAAATTTTAAGATAAACGAATAATCTACTGGTAAGATTGGACTTCCAATATTATCTGACGTTGCCTTGTATTGACTTAATACTTCATTCTCAGAAAGACGACTTTCTGTAATTGACCACAAAGCCATTTTACCCAGGATTCCTGAATTTCCTACCATTTGTATACCATCTGTTGCCTGCTTTAGAACATTCGGTAACTGCGTGCTTTTAACGTGTTTTCCATTTACATATATATCAAGTGTACGACCCTCAATCGCAATTGCTGTATGAAACCATTTGTGTGGATTAATGTTGGGAACATCAATAGATGTAATCTTATTAATATCTCCCGTGGAAGCATTCGCAAAATCATAGCGAATTTTTTCTTCTGCTGGTATGTATGAGGCAATCATTGTAGCATATGTATTACGAACGGGGTCATTTATACCCCATCTCCAGAGAGTCTGTGGGTTTGCACGTTGCTCCTTAACACCATCAATATACAGAAAATTAGAGATAGTGAAAGCCCTTTTTGATATCGTATTTAATTGAACACCTGTTAGAACAATTGGATATTCAGCCGGGTTAAATTTCCATGGTCCAGGGTTTCCTTCAACTTTCTTACTGTACTGTATATACAATACACCTAGCATAATAAGACCGATAATTAAAGCACCAAGACCAACATAATTTGCTACAGCTTTAGCATCCATCCTGTTATATACTACGTTTATGGTTCACATGATTCGCCTGCCTCTGCTAATTCAATCTTGGCAGGAAGTGGAATACTTGCAGCATCCTTAACCTGTTTAGGATTGAGTGCCCCATTCCAGATTTTGATATTCTGTAAAACACCATATGCAGGAATAGGACCGCTTCTTCCGTACCAATCCGCAGGAACAGTACGCGGCTCACCCTTCAAAATAAGTGATTTAAGAAGTTCTCCATTTTTGTAAATATCAACACTTATTCCATTAAGAACAATTGTTATACGGAACCACTCTCTTAACGGGATATCATCTAATGCGACACTTTCTAAATAGAGTACATCATATCCAACTACACTCTTTTGGGCAGCTTCTGTTTGAAAAAAGAAGATTAAGTCATTACGATAAGGATGGAGAAATACACCGGGATTCATAAAAATAGGAAGCGGGGTTCCACCCGTAGAAGTCGCACCAGCTGCTGATGCTTCAAATGAACTATCACTGCTGGTATTACCTGTAATCTTCTGTGTTATGCCAGAGCCAACTTCTTGGTTATAATCATCACTTCCTCTATGAAGAATATGACGATAAGAACCCATAGCGGGGGCCTTAGAACTATTTATATTTAGGTCCATCATAACCGTATAACTATTAGGTTTTTTTGCAATATTATCCTCTTTTGAAATATAGAGTCCGGAAGGAGGATCACCGCCAGCAGGTATCTTTAAATTTGTCCAATATCGTTTTGAACTTGGCAGCCCTGCCATAAGTCCATTGTCATAAAAAGCAAAAAATGGAAAAAAAGAATTTACAAGATATAGTAGGATTAATCCTCCCATCAATATAAGCATAACTAATCCAATAATTGTAAGAACTCGTTTAACAGGTTCACTTGCTGGAGGAAATCCCAGGTCAGGTGCGGCTAGAACAGAAGATGCTGTTGGTATCCTTGAAAGAACACTGCTTTTACCCGAAACATTTTTGAATAATGAATCTGCTGCAGCTAAATTCCGATTAATATTTTGCATGTCTCCCTACTTTATGCCTTTTTCTTAAGAAACTTTGTAAGTAGACTTGGAATTTGCTCCGGATTTTTATAAAGATAGAATGCTCCAGTTCCTACTACGCCTACTGTTAAAGCCGCTGAGCCCAATGCCGTCACAGTCGTAACATAACTATTAATCGTATCTCGGTATAAAAAATATACGTATGCCGAGATAATAAAGATTATAAAACTGATTTCCACTAACAAGGCCATTTCTATCCTTTGTTGTGATTTCTCTTACGTTTTTTTGTCTGTTTTCCATTACCAGACATAAAGGTTTGAAGTTTGCGTGTAGCACCATCAGGTATTCTTTGCCTGTACGTCTTAGCAAAGGTAGAAGCGGATTCTTCTACATCGTCAATATCATTGAATTGCGGCAACAGAAGTGTTTTTGTGGGTTTAGATTTTGCCTTCTCTATTTCTGCTTTCTCGTCAAATCCGCTTCTAGCATAATACTCTGCTGTTTCTCCCTCATCGCAGGCTTGAAGCCTATCGCGGAAATAGCAGACAAATGTTAGACGCTGGAAACGTTCCTCCGAGCCGATAAGACCCGTTGTGGGGTCCCGAGACCGAATATCGGGAAGTGTCATGTTATAGATTTTATCTTCAGGTGATTCGTACATCGGTGTATTACAATGCCACTCGTGAACATCCATCGCAATAAAGTCACCCGTGCGTAAATCAAAGCCAACACCAAAACGGGGGAAAAGAGTGTATCCGCCTTGGTATTTCCCCCACTCTATCACGGATAAATTGCCAAATCCACCTTTGAAGTCGCCATCATCCTTGTGAAGAGCTGTGCGGAAATTGAGATTGACTGTAAGAGTACTAAAAGCAGTTCCGGGAATCTGATAGTTTTTCTTAGCTTTTACGGCTTCAAGCTGCCGAGCGTGCTCTTTAGGAACTAGGGCCTTAAATTGTTCATCAATTGCCTGTAAATAAGGTAGTCCATGTAGGAAAAGATGAAGATACCGGCGGGTATATACAGTCATACGGCATGCGGCTTTCATGAACGGTGTCTCTTCATAGAAACCAAGAACACCGCTAGCTACCAGATTATTTACACGCATTTTGCTGACCTTTTTTTTATCTTTATTATCTTTATTTTGAACATAGTATCGTACTGCCCACTTGGAGGTTTTGTCATCTTTGACCTTGATGGGGTCGCGTTTTTTCCAATACGGTGAATTAAAGTCAATCGGGCCAGCAGCCGCTCCGCGATTCCGACCAGGCATTGCTAGAGTTCTGAAAGAATCCCAGCCTATTTGAACTTTCTCCCGTGGAATAACTGACCTACGAAGTTTTGCTAGAAGTTTGCGTGTTCCATCAGGTTCAATACCATAGACATCAGCATCTTCACGAAGTATTAATTTTGCCGCCGACTCTTCAAAATGCGTGCCCTCGTATTTGGTTTTAAAATCAGCATCTGACATGCTGGCTTTAAGTTCAATAATCTTCGGTGGCATATCCCTATTAGTTACGAATAACTTTTATATAATGCAATACCAACTCCTGCTAGACCTAGTACAGTGACACCTCCAGCAACAGCTCCTCTAAAATAAGCTCGTTCATCGGCAGATTCATAGATTTTATGAATGAATGGCGATGGAGGTACAGGGACACCACGGTCACACATATCTTCATATGCTTTCATAAACTGTTCACGAGTAAGTGTTGGCTTGGCCAAATCAAGATTGACCTTATTATGTAGTTTAAGAGTCCAATCAATAAGATTAGCACGATTATCCAGGAAAGGATCAATTGGAGACGTCTTGATATGGTTTACATAGTGTTTTCGGCAGATAGGACACGGTATAAGTTCTGCTAGACTCATGTAGAATTCTTTAGCAGCCCGCTTCTGTGGATAACTTGGCTGGTCCGGATAGGCTAATGCAACTGTATGAATTGTTGCCCAAAATATCGGTCCCCATACTTCTGGAGGCATTGATAACGGCATCGCAGGTTTACTTCTATGTTAGGAAGGAAAAATCTGTTAGTCTATTTAAACACACAGGCCCCTTTTCTGTTAGGGTTAACAACTATGTCAATAGTATGTACAAATTGTGGAAAACCAGGTCATTATTATAAAGTATGTGTTGAGCCAATTACAAGTTTCGGTATTATTTTGATACAAGTTTTAAATATGACTAAGGAGGACTTTGTTCGTAATCTAGCAGACGATAGTAAGATTAATGGATTAGAAGATGCTAAGTTCCGTTTTCTGATGATTCGTCGCAAGGACAGTCTGGGATATATTGAGTTGCTACGGGGGAAATATGATATTGAAGATAGAGTGTATATTCAGACATTAGTAGACCAGACATGTATGGAAGAACGACAGCGTCTCTTGGATTGGGAGTATCCACGTCTATGGGAACAATTATGGAACGGACCTGTTAGTAAACCATATCGCCATGAATATGAGCCTTCCCGCATTAAGTTTGAGACAATACAAAAAACACTTCTAGCAGAAGCCATTGCTGCTTCAGTAACATCTTGGTCTGAACCAGAATGGGGATTTCCGAAAGGTCGTCGGGGACCTAATGAATCTGAAATGCGATGTGCGATTCGTGAATTCTGGGAAGAGACACGCTTTCCGCTTGATTCAGTCATTATAAGTCGGAATATTTTGCCCCTTGAAGAAAGTTTTTTTGGCTCTAACAGGGTTCATTATCGGCATAAGTATTATATTGCTTTTTGTTTTGACGCCATTGATCCTGTGATTATAGCAGGAGATTCAGTTCTGGAGCGTGAAATTGGTGCAATTCAGTGGTTCACTGGAGAACAAGCAATGGAGCATATTCGTCCATATAACATTGAGAAGAAGGAGTTATTGTTACATGTATCTTCAATCTTGCGAAATTATTGCTTTTGGATTAGTTCATTGGTAACAGGAGCTGGTGAATATGTGGCACCCTCTGCTCGTTAGAGTGGTAGGCAATTTTATAAAGATACCATAGAGGATGGCCGACGAATCTAGGAGCGAAGCCGTATTAAGCAAATGGGCTCAAAAAATAGAAAGTGGTGTTAAACCTTCACGAATGAATGAATTAATGACCCGTGAAGGTATTTTTCCTACAGCATGGACTGCCCAGCGGGAACAAGAGGCAGGTCTATATCCAGATATTGAAGATCCCGAATTTACTGAGAAATTAACGAGAAAAAAGGAATTTTATGATGCAAAAGCGGAACCCTTTGTTGAAAAAGGCGATGCCTGTTCATTAGCAGCATTTGAGGCTTTTGCCTTATCTCCCGTACAGCGTCTTGTTAGTCGTTTCATGAATCCCAGCACGCCTTATCTAGGTCTGCTTTTATATCACGGTGTTGGTGTTGGAAAAACTATATCTGCAATTTCTATTGCTGAGAACTTTCTAGCAGAAAGGCCTTCAAAGCGTGTGTATATTGTAGTACCTCGTTCAATCGCTCCTGGCTTCAAGCGTACGATTTTTGACCCGGATGTTTTACGTCGTGCTACACTGGATGATCCTGGTCGCTATGTTTATAAGGGATGGTATTCGGCTCAGTGTACGGGAACAACCTATCTGAAATTGACTAATGCCAGCGACTTAGAAGAGAAAGAGAAGATTCTCTTTCGAATCGAAGGTCTTAAACGGGAACGATACAGCATAAAGGGTTATATGGCTTTTAAGATTTCAGTGGACAAAGCCTATAAGTCTATTCCGTCAACAATAACAGATGCCGATGAAATCAAGAGACGCAAACATGATATTCTTCGCCGGCTTTTTAACAATGGACTAATTATAATTGACGAGGCTCATAACTTACGTCAAGATCCGCAGACAATATCAGCTGATGAATTAGCTCCCGATGAGAATCCAGATGCTAAGGCGGTAGAAGAGGGGGCTGAAGCTAAAGCAATCGTTCCACTTTTGCTGGATATTCTCATGTACACTGAGGGCTGTCGTCTTGTACTCATGACGGCCACACCGATGTTTAACACCGCACCCGAAATTCTCTTTTTACTGAATCTATTAATTCTGAATGACAAGAAACAGATTAATTTGTTAAAGGGGGAGTTGTTTGAAAAAGGATTTCTCAAACCGGACGCTGAGAAGACTATTCGGGATATAGCAACACGTTATGTTAGTTATATGCGTGGTGAAAATCCTTTTACATTTCCGATTCGTCTTCACCCCGAAGTGGGCACAGAGGTTGCTGCTTACCCCGGAAAGACAGCTTTACAGGGAGGTAAAGATATTGATATACCCGAAGAAATAAAGCAGGGAATTGCTGCACTCCCCATTCAACGTGTTAGTCCTGTAGCAGGGTCTGTCTGTGAAAAGGTTTCGCGTTTCCAGATGAATGTTCAAGAGGGTGAAGAGGAGGCCGGTGAAGATGTTATGGAGATTGGCCGACGCAAGAATGTGCTGGATGCTTGGACACAAATCGGCAATTTCACATATCCGAGTGAAAAATTCGGAAAAGAGGGATGGGAAGAGTATTTCCGCGAAGATAAACGGACGGTTGAATGGCGGAGTGAAATGAATATTGATGATGTTTTTGGCCCCGCTGCATTACCCAATCATGGACCCAAGATTGCTAAAATTGTAGAATCTATTCGTACAAGCAAGGGAATAAATTTTGTCTATTCCCGCTATGTTCAGCCGGGTGCGTTACCTGTGTGTATCGCATTGGAACGAGCAGGATATACTCGTGTGAATGCGAATGGAGAAGCAGTGCCCTTGTTGCGTGGGTCACCGCCTGTTCCTCGTCAGTGTGCAATGTGTCCGCGACGCCAGCACGCACAAGATGGTGAATGCGTCGGATTTCAGCCTGCAAATTATGTCTTATTGACCAGCGATTACACACCCAACAATGTAGGAGCAACCGTTGCTTATGCGACTACTTTCCCCGAGCCTGTTGCTTTAACATCTCGTGGTTCGCGGGTCAAGGTTATCGTTGGAAGTCAGATTGCAAGTGAAGGTTTGGATTTGAAGTGCATTCGTGAAATTCATGTGCTAGATCCATGGTATCACTTGAACCGTCTTGAGCAGGTAATTGGACGTGGTGTTCGCTATTGTTCACACAGACAGTTGCCTCCCGAGGAGCGGAACTGCTTGATTCATTTGTATTCTCTCTTCTATGAGGATTACGAGACCAGTGATTTATACAGCTATCGTCTAGCAGTACAAAAGGCCAAGTCAATTGGCCTGGTTCAACGCCAGCTGAAAATGGGAGCTTGGGATTGTGCTCTCAATCACGAGGGTATTCTGCTAACGGGTGATATCTCCCAGCATCATATTGATGGACAGGGTAAGGATTTGGGGAATATCATGTTGGCGGATAAGGCGAATTCTAGCATGTGTGATTATCAAGAGTGCTCATTTCAATGTCGACTCGATATTAAGTCAGTTTCAGAGGGCGACTTGAATCTAAGTACATTCACTGCTCGTGATGCCCGCGGATATATCTTATTACGTGAAAGTGCGTTGCGTGAAATGTTTTCAGTACAACCGTTTTGGCCAATTGAGAAAGTTCGGGAACTGTATAAAGAACTTCCTCCTGAAGTGCTAACACAAGCACTGCCTGCTGTAATTAACAATCGGTCATTTGAACTGAAATTTAATGGCCAGCCCGGTTATTTAATTTTACGGGCGGGATATGTGATTTTTCAGCCGCGGGAAATAACAGACACCTCAATTCCTCTAGCACTTCGCTATAAGAGAACAGTGGCTGCTGAAGGTGGAAAGCTATGGTCATCTTCTATTCTTCCAAAATCGGGTCCCTTCGATGAACAAAGTGTGGATACTCGGATCGCTCGTGGCGGACCGGTTGCTGTTCCCGAATATGCTGGAGAAGAGGAAGAGGCTGGACCAGCAGCAGCAGGAGGTGATGCAGCAAGTGTAGTCACAGCCGGAACAGCATCTACAACCTTTTCAAGGGCTACTGCTAAGAATCCTGAGTCTCCAGCAGAATGGTTAGCTTTAGTGGAGGGTGTTTATAAGCGGGCTGACCCATCTAAATTGCCTGTTTCAGATGATTTGAAGGCTAAAATGAAAGGACTGGACGATTTAGGAACGATTGCTTTTAGATTCAAAGAATTGCCTGAAACAAAGGCTGTTTTACTGGCTTTTGGCTTAGACCATTTTTACTCCTATGAGACAAAACAGCGATTTTATAAATTATTTATGGATGGCAAATTTGCTGGAAAAGATTTAATTCAATTTGCTCCTGTTATGATGCGTAATTCATTTAAAAGCGACGATGTAAACGGATATTTCTTGCTGGATATCAAAAATAATAAGGTGGAAACCTTCTGCAAGAGAATTGGCCAAGCATCATTTACACCGTGTCCCAGCAGTTTAGCTCCATTTGTTGCGGCTGCCACTACAGATGCTGCTGAGTCGGAAGGTCGGGCGGGAGCACCGATTGTTGCTATAAATACACGATGTGGTAAATTATTCGGCTTTCTTGTTGCTAAGCAGGCTCAAAATATGCTTTCAACAAAGACGGTTGAGAATACACCTGGGGGTGCGGAATCAGAAGGAGCTGACTGTGCTGGAGTCAGTAATAAAGAACCGCATTTGCTCAAAATTCAGATTTTACGAAACGCAGTAGAGGCAAGCGGGGATGCTGATTTACTGCGTACAATGTATCCACTTGCTCCGATTACAAAGGAAAAGAAATCGGCGGCTAGAAAAAGTTTCATTGAAGAAACGTCGGATATGAAACAATCCACACTTTGTATTTATTTAGAATTCATCTGCCGGCTGATGGATGCTCGTCGTGTTGGCGGAAAACGTTGGTTCTTGAATGACGTTGAATATAAACGCTCATATGATGCTCCGGGTTCTCAGTGGCCTAAGATGAAGAAAAAGTAAATCTAAAGTAGATATGGCATCCCCTAAACAGTATCATGCTACTGTCAAGGGTATTTTAGAGTGGGCGAATTCAGAACTTGAACATGTAGGTCGTATTGTTTCTGTTGAAGATCCTGACCTTCAGTACAGCTATGCGATGAGCACAGTGAATGGAATGGCATATCTGAAAGATGCACTCTATGAACTTGTAAATGACCCTAAATATGCCACGCATAAGGAGGATTTACTTCGTGTCCATGGTGCTGTAATTCGTACGATGAAACACTTAGTTAAAGATTTCAAGATTGATTTAACTGCAATTAAGGCTTTTAATACCAGAAAAGTCTTAAGCAATAGCAATTTTACTTACTTGAAAAATACCAACAAAGAAAATAAGGCAAACAAGCCTAATAATAGCAACAAGGCTAATAATAGCAACAAGGAAAATAAGGCAAATAAGGCAAATAATAATACAAAGAAGGAAAACAAGCGTAATCGTAAGACACGAAAGAATCGTAAGTAAATCTAGGAATTTTTACTAAAAATTGACTATATATTAGTTAGTTTTGAACACTTAAAATCACACCTTTAAGAAGAAATAGATGTACCATCCATGTTTTCTTGAAGAACAGGCCGTCTTAACTCCCAAAGAATTTGAATTGGCCGCAATTGATATGGCCGGATTTCTAACTCTTCAACTCCGCAAGAAGTTGGAGGGTCGCTGCTCACCGCAAGGATTTATCAAGGAAAATAGTTTGAAGCTTTTGAGCCGCACATGTGGAATGGCAAAGTCGGGAACTTTCACATCTGATTTTACATTCCGCTGCAAGATTCAGTGTGATGTATTGTATCCAGCAGTAGGTGATATTGTTGAAACCGAGGTTCTTAAGGTGAATAAGATGGGTGCTTACTCCGCGTTTGAGGATTCACTGCGTGTCCTGATGCCGCGTGATCTTCACCAAGGAAGTACTAACTTTGACGAACTGAAGGTAGGTGATAAAATCCGCGTGAAGATTCTAAAGACCCGTTTTCAGTCACACGATGAATTTATTATGGCAGTTGGTACACTGGAAGCAGTGGCTCCTCCTCTTGAAGGAGCAGTTGTGGAAGAGCAGCCAATTCCAGCAAACGCAGTACCTGCGGAAGTAATTTCTCTATAAGTTCTCTTAAATGAGTAATGGATTCTGCTGAATATTCTCGTCGCGAAAAGTTTTTAAATGCTCTCAAGCAACTCGGGGAACCTGAGTATCTTGAGATTCTGCGTCTCTTGCAGAAAAAGAATATTCACTACAGTGAAAATGCAAATGGTGTATTTTTTGATATTGCTGCTCTTGACAATGAAACATTTACAGCCCTCGAGCAATTCATTGAATTTGTCAAGAAGAATCGTGCTGAACTGTCGGAAAGAGAAACACTCATTAACTCATTTAAACAGAAGTAGGTGTGATTTTATTAGAGATGGCTCCGTATACTTCCTGGAAAAGCTTATCTGCTGTGATTAACGCAAATGCAAATAGGCATTGTTCGCTTCAAACTTTACAAAAGCAAACAATGCATATTATTGAATCTGAGCCCACATGGTTGGCAGCAACGGCTTGGAAAGTCCTCCATGAAGGAATTCCTGCTCATCCGCTGAGTCTACCCTGTATTGATGCTGACCCTTTTTTCCGGTATAGCGACAAAGCAGATACTGCTAAGTGTATTCATACACAGATTTCTGAAATTTCTCAGAAGTTTGATGATGTCTACAAGGAGAATAATGGACGAACGCGTGGCTGGATTAAGTCGCATTTTCTTGCTTGGTTTATCAAGACTGAAGCATTGGAGAAGTGGTCATGGGACTATGATAGTTGCTTGAAGGATAAGTTGTCTTCGGCCGTCTGTGACTTTCTAGCAGTTTGGTGCAAAGTAACTCTTGCTGTATTCTTTCCGGAACAAATGCGTATTGTCTGTTATCCGACTGGCCGGCCAATCGGTGAACGTGTAGTCTGTATTGACGGGTCATCTGGAAATTGGTTGGTTGGTCCCGGTGGACCCTATGCTACACGAACGGAATTTAAGAGTTTGGCTTCTAAACTGGGCTGGAAGTGGCTAGCACCAGCCTCAGTGTCTATTCCCGAGACAATTACTGAACTCAAGGCTAAGATTTTGGCGGGGGGCGGAGAGGGCAGTTTACCGACAATGACCAAGCAGGAATTGGTGGGCTGGATTTGGCGTTCACAGTGCTTGTGAACTTAGTTATCTTCTTTGGGAAAGGGCTTTGCTTTAAAATTGAAAGCACTAACTATCCGCATATTGTAGGTATGGAACTCCGTAAAACAGAATATGAGGAAATTAAGGCTCTCTGGTCCACGTGGCGAGGCCTGAAGGATACGGAGCTTGAAGCAGTAATTCAAAAAGTAGATGCTACGCAATGGATGGATATCATGACACGGCTACGCAGCCTTGGTCTTCAGGAAGAGGTCCAGCAGCCCTATCTTACAATCCTTGTTGAGGGCGGTATGCGATTTGTCATTACAGGCGAAGATGCTGTTCGCAAGTATTGTCAGACTAACCGCTTGCCCGACTCCGCAACCTGTAATATGAAAGCAAGTATCCGCGATATTCAGCCCGTAGAACTACGGGAATACAATGTCCGAATCAAGCTGAAGCGTGAACAGAACGTTTCTCGCGAAGACATCAAGTATCAGACTACAATGCTCAAGTGGCCACTGCTAGCAAAGAGTTTCCGATACATTCGCCGCTATACTCTTTCCACGCCTAAGGGAGCACGGTTTGACTTGAGCATTGTACGTCAGTCTCCTTATACACCGCAGGGTCAGTATAAGACGGCATTTTCTTTCAAGGAGGCCGATATTCTGAATCAGCCGCTACGCTATGAGGTGGAGGTTGAGGCACTTACGGAACAGACCAGCGAAGAGCCGATGAGTTTTATCAGTAAAATTGGACAGGCCCTACAGGGAAAGCAGCGTTCTTTCGCCGTTATCAAAAATTCTCAACGAACGGCTGTGCTAGATTCATTCAAGGTTCTATTTGGCCAGAATAACAAATTTCCTGGACCGAAAGCAATTACACTTGAGAAGGTAAATCTGCTTCCTCCGAATGAGACAACGCCTGATATAGTTAGTCTGCTAGCACTCAATGGTGGGTACAATGTAACTGATAAGGCAGATGGACTGCGTGCCCTCTTGTATGTTCACGCCGATGCAGAGGGGAATGGTGGCGATATCTATCTGATTGACATGAACATGAATGTGTATGCAACAGGTTTGATAACGGACCCGGCAATCTGGCGGGGAACGGTGCTAGATGGTGAATGGGTTCAGCAGGGTAAAGAAGGTAAGCCACTCAATACATTCTACAGTTTTGATATCTTGAGAACACGGGGTGGAAGGGATTGCCGGCCTCTACCATTTGTTGGTTCTTCACTAGAATCATCAGGCGAAGGTGCTCCTGTTGAACTGGAAGCACGCTATAGTCTACTACAGGAAGCAGTGGCCGGTCTTTCAACAGCCCGCCAGTCCCTAAAGTTACCTCTTGTACAGCAGCTCGGAATTGGAATTAAGCATTTCAAGTTTGCTTTGCCACCCTCTCCACAGCGTCAGATCTTTATTGAAGCAGCCGCAATGCTAGAACGTATGAAGATGGCACCATATGAAACAGATGGGCTTATCTTTACTCCTAACGCACTAGCACTACCCATGAATATTGGTGTATGGCGTGCTCAGTTCAAATGGAAGCCGGTAGAAAAGAATACAGTTGATTTCCTTGTTATCTTTGAGCGGGAAAAGGATGAGACGGGTCAGATTCTAGCAGATGATATAATTCAGAGCAAGCCGCACCCAGATACAGGTGAACTTGTAACCTATAAGACCCTTCGTCTCTATGTGGGTGGAATAAAAGATCCGGCTTTTAAGAATCCCCGACAGACAATCTTAGAGACTTTACCCCTACCGCCTCCCGGTGCGGACTCCTATGAATATCGGCCGATTGTATTTCATCCTCTAGAACCTACAGACGCATATGCGTCGGTATGCCATGTTCCGATGATGAGTGATGGTCGAGAAACTGATATTGCGGAGTCGATTGTGCGTTGCGTGACAGATGGTCAGCCGATTACAAATAATACGATTGTGGAGATGTCGTATAATCAGGCAGCATCTCCGGGATGGCGTTGGATTCCGCAGCGTATTCGCTGGGACAAGACTGAAGCATATCGGCGTGGTGTAGTTGGCGGTTCACTAAATGCGGAGAAGGTGGCTGATTCCGTATGGGCTTCTATTCATGACCCAATTACGGAGGAGATGATTGCTGGAGGGGTTGAAGTTCCTGCTTTTGTAGCAGAGGCTCCAGCAGTAGTTGGCGTAGAGAAGTCATATGTGAATAAGGTTGACCAGAAGAATGAATTCAAGGTTAAGAGTTTGCGTGTATTTCACAATTACATCAAGGGAACACAGCTCCTTGGCAAAACTCTAAAAGAAGGCGGCGCCCTGCTAGATATGGGATGTGGCAAGCTGGGTGATCTACATAAGTGGGCTAGTAATCTTGGGCCGGCTGCAAAGGGTGGATGGGTTCTTGGTGTGGAGCTAGCCGAGGATTCACTCATAAATCCGCGGGATGGTGCTTATCGCCGGTATCTTAATAAGAAGATTGAGTATACTGATGTTGCTCCAATGGTTTTCGTACAGGGGCGATGCGAACGGCCTCTCTTGACGGGTGATGCGGGTATTACTCCGGATGACCAGAATCTGCTCCGTGTGCTATACGGTACACCGGGCGGTGGAAATAAGGTGCCTCCTTTCTTTGAAGCGACTGGCCTCGCAGGTAGAGCGGCTAGCAAGTTTGACGTGATTAGTAGCATGTTTACGCTTCACTACTTCTTTCAGGACCGGACAATGATTGATGGCTTCTTGCAGAATATTGCTGATAACTTGAAGGTGGGTGGCTTCTTTATCGGATGCTGCTTTGATGGCGAAACAGTTCATTCCAAACTGGCACCCTTGGCATTTGGAGGCGTACTAGCAGGAAAGGAAGATGATTCGGAGATTTGGTCTGTAGAGAAGATGTATGATTCAGGCACGGATGAAATGACGCTACCTGATTCTGATAGTGGACTAGGTCGTAAGATTAAGGTAAACTTTATCACCATCGGGGACGGTCATGAGGAATACTTGGTAAACTTTGCCTACCTGCAGAGTCGCTTGGCTGAGATTGGAGTGGATGTACTTTCGCCGGAAGAGATGACTGCTCTGCGTCTGCGGGAGAGCACAGGTATGTTTAAGAAGGTTTATGATGAGCCGAATAACTTCTTTGGAATGTCGCCTAAGTTGCGGGAGTACTCATTTCTGAATCGGTGGTTTATCTATCGCCGGCGTTCTTACGGACCCCTATCTGTAGCTCTAGTGGGTGCCGGTGGACAGCCAGTTGCTCCTCCTGTAGCAATTGAACTACCGGTTGCTCCTCCTGTAGCCGGTACAAGGGGTGGTCGTGGTGGCCGCGGTGGTGCGACACGGGGTCGGGGTCGTGGCGGTGCCACACGTGGAGCAAAAGCCTAAATACTAAATCTTCTTTGTAGTTGTGCTTTCTTTATTATAGGAATAGGTGAATGAATGCCACATAGGTTACGATACATTTTAGGCGATTCTTCTAACATTGCCACAAACTTTACTATATCTACAGAGCCGAAACTTACTTTTTTAAGTTTCTGCTTTGGAGTCGGTGTTCTATAATCATGAAGAGTGGGTTCTGTATTTGATTTTTTAACTCGTATAGATAATCGTACTGTTGGAGTAGACCACTCCATAGCCATATTAAGGGCAGGTATATTTAATATATGGGTAAATTTGATATTGTTACAGCTGCTTGAAACAAGAAGGGAAAATGATTCACGAACGATTCTTAGCCATTATCTATGGCGTATTATATGCCATCAGTTTGGCTGCTGAAATTGTGGCAATTAAGAGCCTAAATTATAATTCAGTCCCCGTAATTCTTCCAGCGTATACAGCATTACTTAGTAATCAAGTATGGCTGTTTATGCTTCCTGTTTATTGGTATCAGTATGCTAGTCGCAAGGTTCTAAAGAAGACTTTTTGGGGACAGTACGTAGCAACAGGAACTCTTTCATTTGGTATTATAATGCTGCGTCATATAAGTCTAAATTCAATGCCCGGTAGCGTATTTGCTATTTTGATGAGCACAAGTATTCTGTTTACAATGATACTAAGTAAACTTGTTCTTCATCGAAAATTTACATACTGGCATATTGGGGCGGCGGTTTTCTGTTTAGCTTCAGCTTTTAGTATTGGCTACGCAGCACTCTTTACCAATCAAGAGGATTCTGCCGGAGTTAATTATAAAGTTGGTATTTCTTCTGCTATTGTTGCTTCTTTTCTGATTGGTGTAATAAATATATCACAGGAATCTATGCAGTTATCGTGGGATAATTATGATATTCGTGTTGTTGAAATGATGATGATTTCAAGTCTTGTCGCAACATCACTTGTTATTGTCTATGCAACATTTAGCAAAGAAGTGACACAATGGGGTCCGGCTTTAACAGCAGGAACACAGACGAAGGAAGGACTTATACTTGTGACATGTGTTAGTATATCATTGCCAATCATCAAACTTCTTGTACGGAATACAAAAAATGCTGCTATTAAAAATTCAAATGCGTTCTTTGTAGAATTCGCTCAATCTTCCGGCTCTCTGCTTGGGTCTCTAGCAAATATCCTTGTATTTCAGGAGCCGTGGGGCGTGGGATATATTGTGGCGATTATACTTATGGCTATAAGTTTTATCTTGTACGCACAGACTAAACGGACCGTACAGGATATGCCTCCACCACCGGATTATCCTAAAGATGAAATTCGTATAATAAATCCACTAGAGGCCACTGCGAAACAACAGGACGCCAAGATTGTTGTATCTGTTGCCTTATGGAAATAAAATTGATTAGTTGGGTGTCTCCAAGATACTGGCACAAAATGCAAGAAGCAATTGGGCCCGAAATAAATATTTTGGGGCTCAAATCGGGAGAAAAATACTATGGATTCTTTACACGTGGTAGAGATAACCGTTTTAGAGGCACATTTACTGATTATTGGACAAATAGTGTAGGCTATAATATGGTCCATTTTCATAGCGGGATTTCTTATTATAAGGGGGAGCCTATAGAGACTGGTCCTTTTAAAGAATTTTCTGTTGGTATTTACTGGAGAGTCTTTGACGCCCCTGATGGCTATCAATCCTATAAATATTATCAGGTAAGCCGATTTACAGCAGCTGAAAAGAAGGAACTGCTGGAACGTGCGACTCTGAGGGAACGACGGCAATATGAACGCGGTTTAACTGGAACTACAAGCAAGGGTGTGTGGTTACCACGCGACCTTGTTCGTGAAATTAGTCTTCGGTATTTAACAGATTCTAAGATTGGATGTGCTGGACGTTGGCGATAATTTAGTGTCATTGTAAAAAATTTGAACTTTAAAGTAATCTTTAATTTTTTAAAAGAAAATGCCGCAATCTATCGCAGACGGAGCACTCCCTTGGCAGCGTTTGGCTGTTGTTAATAAGCATCCACGTGATGATAATATTTCCTTTGAGGAAGAAACTCATACCTATAGCATTGATGGCGATTCTACAGGTTGGAAGTC